TGGGCGACGATAGGTCTAACATTTCTACATTTACACCTAAGTTTAATAGATTAAGATATACAAGGTATGCTCCGCCCCATTGTTCCCAAGCATCTTGCTGACTAACAACAGGCACAGGAGCTTCAGGACTCAAGCGTGTTGATGTTCCTGTGATATATTTGTCGATAACAATGTCGCCAATAACTAAGACTTTCATACTTTATTATACTTTATTTTGTATTATGTGTCAAGTAAATTAATAGTTTGAAACACAGTTTCTAACTTGTTTAGATTAACTTTACTTTGAAGAGTATTACGCAAGCCATGATGTAATGGTTTAGGCCATTTAGTAAACGAACACCACGCATATCCATCATGTTCGTTGTTTAATTGAGGTATAAATTCTTCGTTAACAATACACAAATATGTATGAAAATAAAATTTATTATCAGATGAAATAAAACTTTCTAATGGAATAGTTTTGTTAATAGTCGGAAGAAATCCAATTTCTTCTTCTATTTCTCTAAGCAATCCTTCCCAAGGAGTTTCAACACCTTCATTAGTGCCGCCTACAAGTCCCCACAAGTTGCTACGCTTGCCGTTTGCTCTGTGTAAAAATAAAAACCTGTTAGTATTTAGAGTATAAAATAATGCACCACTACACGTAATCAAATTTGTCATACATATAGTTAGCCATTCAGTTCAACTCTCCAAGTGCCAACTGGATAATCGCCATCTATACTTAGTAGCCATTCTCCGTTACTGAATCTGTATTGTTTTGAAGTGTTTAGATTTGTTGTATATGTCACTGTTGTAGTGTCACTAGCATCAAATACTATATTCCATTTAGAACCGTTCCATTCTATAATATCATTTGCACTAGCAACTAGACCAGTACCGTCATTATTTTTCCATGCATCAGGAAATTCAGTTGCATCTTCGCTACCTACATTGTCAAGAAGTAATAATCTTAATCCTTGTGCAGCAATTGATCTAGGATCAAATCTTGTCGGATCAATGATATAATCTATAGAAGTTCTACCGTCTATAATACTATCGCTTGGAAAACTGTCAGTGTCCCAATTAAGATTTATAATACCTTCGTCAAATGGATTCAAAGTAAATGTACCCGTTGCAGTTACATCAGTATCTGTATTAGTTATAAACAATCTACTTACATCGGCTCTGTACACACCAGGTAATGCTTCAAATACTTCTCTCCATCCTTTATATCCAACAGTTCCATTAGCTATAAGTTTTGCTTGATCGCCGTCTATATATAGACCATAGGTGTTATAATTAACATTTGCCATTTCTGGACCAAGCAGTGTAGACGATTTAGATCCAAAAGAATTAGATGTAGATCCTGGTTGTGCAAAATCGTCATATGCATTAGTTTCAGGAGCACTTACTCCATCTTCAATAGTTCCTCTTGTTTCATCGAACATTGAAGTAATAATATTTGTAATAACACCCATCTTTCTAACTTTAGTAGGTGGACTAATATAAATTGGTACAGTAAACGTTAGTGTTGCAATATCTATTTCAGTGTCAACGCCTACAGGCACACTTCTATTAGACCATTGTACGTTTTCTAAATCGATAGTTGTAATACTAGTCCAATCAATAAAGTTATCTGTAGTTTGCATTTCTAAACTAGGATTGAATAACACTAATATTTGTTCTAGTATTTGTAATTTTTGATCAGTATTTGTTGCCCAAATATCAGCATTAAGTCTCATCAAATATGGAGTAGGAATAAGTCTTTCTACAGTATAACTTTTGCCTTGACTGTTTATATATTGTCCTGCGTCTTCGTCCCACTCACGTTCTCTAATATTAACTGAACGTGTATGTGTTGCATCTGCTAATCTAGATTTATCTAATTCTAATCCTGTAACGTAAACAGCAATTCGTGGAGCACTAGGAATTTTATTTTCTGAATTGTCTCTAAGAATATTTGCAACTTGACGTGTTAAATCGCCATAAGTTACAGGAACTTCTTTAGTAACGCCCTTTCCATCTTTTACAGGAAAGTTACTTAATACTCTCATCATTTGAGTAACATAGCGTCTTATTTGTCCATCGTAAAAGTGTTGCATTAGTTATCCGCCGTTGGTTTTTTAGGACGCAGTGCTTGAGACAAACTTTGTCTTTCTTCAACTGTTTCGCCACCAATTTCATTTGTATTAGTGTTGTTAATGAAAGAGCTTTTATAAGTTCTTCTTTCTAAGGTATTACTTAGTGTCATTCTAATATCGTCTTCTACTTTCACCCAACGTGTCCCATCATATTTAAACATTCTATTTGGAAGGAAATCTGTACGTAAAAAATAATCTCCAGTTTGGTTATTTCTTGGAAATTGTATACCAAAACCAAACGGTGCACCGTTTGGTGCTCCTCCGTCTCCATAATTTACTAAGTATCCTGAGTAACCTTCTCTATCGGGTCTATCAGTAACTTCATCAGCACTTACAGTAATGCCACTTGCATCTAGTTCTTCACTGTCTGCTGTACGTAAAGCAGCCGTACCGTTTTCGTTAGTTGCTACAGTATAATAGTGACTAGTTTCAAATCCTGACTTAGGTGAATCTGCTTCTGCTTGTGCAACAACAGCATTGTTAATTTGCATTTCTTTTTCGTATGTAGAAAGAATATCACGAAGCGTATTATCGCTGCCTTCTTCTGCAGGAAGGTCAAGTATTTCAGAAAACTCTTGACTATCTACTATTTGTTTTAGTTTAAGTCTATATAAATGCGGATACCAAGTTTGTGAAAAACCTTCTGCTGCACGATTTACATCTTCAACAACATAAAAACGTTTTAATGCTATAGTGTAATCATTAAGTGCGTATTCGTCTTTTAAGTGTGGCAATTCTATTACATCACCACTCATAATTTTTCGGCCAAGTGTTTTTACACTAGAATTTATATGTATAGTCATAAACACTGTATCATTACTTAAAAATAAACCAAATTGACTTAGATCAAAATCAATGTCTTGTACATTATAAATCCCACGCATTGTATAAACGTCTGGATCATACTTTCTGTCTCTGTTTTCTAAAAACAGTAAATCTTGTATGTTTGTTTCTGCAACAGCATCGTATGTTGGCTGATCAGCAGTTCCTTCGCCGTCTGCAGGATTGTTAGGTCCTATGTATTTGTGGACATTAATGTCTGTACCGCCAACCGTAAACATCTCCTGAATTTGTTTATCCAGGAAATGATAATCGTTGCCGCGCTCTGGTTTATATAATGATAGTCTTGGCATATACATATTTATCGCGACGATAAATACTATGGAGAACTTTTAAATGACAGATTTAGCAACTCAAAAACAAGAAGTGTTTGATTATGTAAATGCCATGCTTGGCGGCGGTATGATCGATGTAGAACTTGATCCAATCCACTATGAAACCGCACTAACAAAGGCACTTACACGTTTTAGACAACGTAGTGACAATTCAGTTGAAGAATCATATATGTTTTTAACAACGGTAGTAGATCAAAACGAATATATTTTGCCAAATGAAGTTATTGAAGTTCGTAAGTTATTCCGTAGAAGTATAGGTTCTAGAACAGGCGGCGGAGATGGTGGCAGTTTATTTGAACCTTTTAATTTAGCTTATACAAACACATATTTGTTATCTAGTTCTAAAATGGGCGGATTAGCAACTTATGATTTATTTGCACAGCATCAAGAGTTAGTAGGACGTATGTTTGGTTCATTTATTGAATTTAAATGGAATACCACAAGCAAAAAATTAACACTATTGCAACGTCCTAGAGCAGAAGAAGAATTACTCCTTTATTGCTACAACTATCGCCCTGATGGCGAGCTACTAAACGATTATCTTGCAAAGCAGTGGATTAAAGACTATACTTTAGCATCTTGTAAATATATGCTAGGCGAAGCACGTTCAAAATTTGCTACTATTGCAGGACCACAAGGTGGATCAACACTAAACGGAGATGCATTAAAAGCCGAAGCACAAGCCGAAATGGATAAACTTGATACAGAAGTATCTCAAGCAGTAGGCGGTGGCACAGGCTACGGATTTTTAATTGGTTGACAAACTTTTTTAATCTGCTATAATATATAGAAATAATAGGAGTTCTATATGTTACCTAAACTACTTGTAGTTGGACATGGCAGACACGGCAAAGATACTGTTTGTGAAATGCTCGAAAAGTATGGCTACACATTTCAATCAAGCTCTAAGTTCTGTTCAGAACTTTTTATATTCAATGATTTAAAAGACAAGTACGGGTATGCTAACGAAGAAGAGTGTTATGCAGATCGTCATAATCATCGCACAGAATGGTACAACATGATACACGATTACTGTAAAGATGATTTAGCACGCCTTGGACGTAATTTGTTTGCACAAAACGATATCTATTGTGGACTACGTAACAAGCGTGAATTTTTTGCTATGCAAAACGAAGAAATATTTGATTATGCAATTTGGGTAGATCGTACTGATCACTTGCCTACAGAAGATCCTGGCTCAATGAGTATTGAGCAATGGATGTGTGATTACACTATTGACAATAATGGCGACTTGCTAAGATTAGAAAAGAACGTAGCAATGCTTATGCGCACTATTTTTAAAAATCAGGGGTTAAGTCTCCCTGCTTCCACCGGACACCATTTTTTTGCAGAATACGTTGGCAGTTAGCACAAATAGTTTTTAAATTATTAGGACGACAGTTGTTTAAGTCACCATCTATATGAAACACATTAAATTGTTCTTGGTGACTTGACTTGTATCCACACTTCTCGCAGACGTCCTTTTTTTCGTATCCACGTTGTTGCCATTTAGGAATACCATGTCCTAATCCATTACGTAAACAAACTTCGCAAAGTTTACGATAATAGGTTTTATTTCCTTTTTTATAATTTATAGCAGCAGGACGTTCTCCGCACTTACACAATGGTCTCATATTGTATTTAGCTCACCTTTTTGGTACCTTTTTTAAGGTGATTACACGGGTGATTTATTCTGAATTTAATAAATACTGTTATAGAAAACTAACATCCACAGGAGAATTAACATGGCATTAGTATCACCAGGAGTAGAAGTCAAAGTAATTGACGAATCATTCTACACCCCGGCGGCGGCTGGTACTGTACCTATGGTTTTTGTAGCTACTGCAACGAATAAAACTTCAAGCAGCGGCGCAGGAACAGCAGCAGGTACATTAAAAGCAAACGCTGGTAAACCATACCTAATCACCAGCCAGCGAGAGCTAGGTGAGACATTCGGCGATGCGTTGTTCTACTCAGATAACAACGGCAATATGATACACGGAGGCGAGCTTAATGAATATGGCTTACAAACTGCTTATTCACTACTAGGCGTTTCAAACCGTGCGTATGTTGTTAGAGCCGACATTGATTTAGCAGAGCTAGAAGCAAGCGCAACTGCACCAGGAGGTGCTCCAGCAGACGGTGCTTGGTGGCTAGATACACAAGTAAGCGAATGGGGCGTACTAGAATGGAATGGCGGCGCACCAACAACAACAGGCGGACAATCATTTACATCACAAGATGTAACAGTAATTACGTCAAGCGAAGATTTATCAAACAGTGTTCCAAAAGCATCAATTGGTGCAATTGGCGAATACTTAATTGATGCTTCACAAACTACAAACAATTTATGGTATAAAACACCAGGTTACGGTAACGTAGCAAACAGAGGAAACAATGTTGGTACATGGGTACAAGTTGGCAGCGATGAGTGGATGGCAAGCTGGGCAGCAGTTACTACATCAAACACAGCAGTTTCAACTGTACAAGGTGGCGAAACTATTGTAATTAACGGATCAACTGTTAACTTAACAGGTAATACAGTTGCTACACTTCCAGCTGATATTGACACAGCAAATATTACAGGTGTTACAGCAGCCGTAGTAGGTGACTACGTAGAAATTTATGTAGATTCTACAGCAGCCAGTGGCAAAGCAGTAATTGCAGCAGGCACAGGAACTGCACTAGCAGACTTAGGTTTAGTAGCAGGTGATTACTATCCACCAGCAGTTGCAGTTGCACCACATACAAGTGTTCCTGCATTTAAAATTAGCGATGCAGTAGCAGGAGTTCCACAAGACGTAAGCAACAAACCAACAGGGTCTATTTGGGTTAAAACAACAGAACCAAATGGTGGTGCTAAATTAAACGTAAAACAATATGCAGCAGGTACAGCATTATGGAACAAAATTGATGCTCCATTATATGCAACAGCAGCTGGCGCAATTTATAGTTTAGATAAATCAGGCGGCGGATTAAATATTGCTGCTGGAAGTGTTTACGCACACGTAAACTCAGACGAAGCAGCTAATCCAATTGCTAACTACAAATTGTTCTCAAGAGCATCATCAGGCGCAACAACAGTAACAAGTAGCAAGATTCTTGCAACTACATATGGCGGCGCAGCAACACATACATTTACTATTCAAGAAACAGTTGTAAACAGTAGTTCTTTAACATCTGCAACAACTGTAAGTTTTGATGTAACAGGTGCAGCAACTGGAG